CTCGGAGGATGAGGTCTCCGACTTGGGGTGCGCCATAGCACCATTCGCTACCGACTGCCCGAAGTCGGCCGTAGTACCACCGTGGCGTGGCGTTCCAGACGCCCATCACAGCCCCTTTCCGTCGTCACCGTCGAGTCCGAAGTGTGCGAGGAGGTCGACGCCGACCTCGTGGACGGTGCCGAGCCACATTGCGTGCAATGCCATATCTCGCAGGTAGTCGCGCCGTTCTTTGATACGGTCCAGTGGCTCTTGGAGGTCGACGAGTGCCTGTCGTGCGCCGAGTAGCGCTTCGGTGAGTTTCTGGTTCTTCTCTTCGAGTTCGGCCATGCGTGCGTTGGCTCGGTCGCGTTCGGCGTTGGTGTTGTCGGCCTGCTGTACGGCGTCTTGCCAGCGGGCTTTCCAGGTGTGCATGTCGTCGGTCATCATTCGTCCCACTCTCTGAATCGGCCGGGGAATAGGTCGCCGTCGAGCAGATGGCAGGTGCCGCACTCGATGTATTGGTATGGCCCGTAGTAGGACTCGCCCACGGGCACCTTCACGACGTACTCGAACTGTCGGTGTGTGCGGCATCGGAAGCACCAGCGTTCACCGTCGGGGCGTCGTACGTGTTCGCGCATGATCGGCCCGCAGCAGATGACCGCGTTGTCGGTGATGGTGTGGTCGGTCATGAGGCGTCACCGTTCGCGAGTTCCATGAGCACAGGAATCACCGCCGGTCGGGTAATGCCACGGACAGGTCGGGTCGTACTGGCCCGGTTCTTCATGCCCGCCGTAGTGGTAGATCCGCCCGCAGATGCAGCCGAGGTATCGGGGTAAGCTGAGCCAGCCATCCTCGCCGGGGTAGTAGCCGTTGGCGTTCTCGCGGTCGATGATGCGGGTGCGGTTGCTTGCGGGCACGACGGTGGGTGATGGGTCGCCTCGCCACGCGATGGGGCCGCTGTTGACCTGATCGCCCATCTCGACGTACTGGATGAGGTCACTCACGGTCACCTCCCTCGGGGACGTAGAGCAGTCGCGCGGGGAGTGGCACGGCATCGGGTGCGGACAGTCGCCCGAGCGCAACCCACTCGCCGAGCGTCCGTTGCCACACACGGCCTCTCGGGTCTCGGATCAGTGTGCCGATGCGGAACTCGCGTAACTCGGCTTGCGTCTCGATGACGCGGGGAGTCAGCCGCTTCACCTCGGCCAGAAGGGATTCGACGTGCCGCACGGCTCGGCGATCCACGTTGCAGGTGTTCGGATTTCGCATCCGCCCCAGCCACTCCGAGGCCGTCTCCCGGCAGAAGCGGCACGCGCCGTCGACCAACATCCCGACAGGGAACGTGTCGCCGCACTGTCGGCAGTCGTCGTACTCAGTGATGGTCATGGGTTTTCCCTTCGGCAGCGTTGGCGGCGGCGAGGAGCGCGGCGGCGAGCGTCCGCGCGGCCACCGCACCACGTACTGGAGTCGGCACGCCAAGCGGATGGATCACGCGCTCACCCCTCTCGTTGAGGGGTTCGATGCGCAGGTGCGGGCGATCCTGTGGGCGGTCCGTGGGTACGGGGACGACGATGTCATTCCCGTCCCGCACGACCTCCGGTAGTTCCACGACCGCGTAGGTGCGTTCGATCACCTCGGCCACATGCGCGGCGTGCAAGGCGATTTCGGCTGCATAGTCCTCTTCGAGCGCAGGCCACTTCGCACCACACGCGCACACGAGGTGGTAGCTGTGGTGGGCGTACCGGGCGTGGTGTTCTGCGAGGAGGGTGGTGAGGTCACTCATTGTGTGTCTCCGTCCGTATGTGCTCGATAGCCTTGGTCGGGTCTTGGGTGCGCCAATCCGGCCACTCGCGGGATTCGTTGCGGGTCTGCTTCGCCTTGATCGCGTCGATAATCGCTTGCGGCTCATGCCCTGCCCGGAGTGCGCCGTCGAACGCGAGGATCACCACATCGGCCCATTCGGTGATGTCGTCCGGGGCGGCTTCGACCTCGACCAGCTCCTTGCGGATGTGGTCGCAGACACCGGCGGTGCGGGGTCCGGGGCCGAACGTGGCGAGGCTGAATGCGCGTTGCCGGATCAGGTGGGCGGCGTCAATCACGTTGGCGGTCATGCCTGCCCCCGATCCAGGATGCGGTCGAGGTTGTCCATCTCGTCCCCACCGATCGTGTAACCATGATTGAGTAGTACGGTTCGGTTGATCTGCGCCCACTCCCGTACCGCGTCGAGGGTGGCGAGAGTGGCGTCACGTTCAGCCTTGATTCTGGCCAGCTTCTCGAACGGGTAGTCGGGATCGTCGATGTCGTCCGGAACTTCGGCGATTTCGCAGACCGCCGTGAGTGCTCGGTCCAGGGTTGACATCACGAGCCGGTTGACTTCCTTCGCCTCGTCCATCTCTGCGAGCACCCGGCGTGCGAGGTCGACGGGGATAACGTCATGAGTCAGGTCGGCTAGGCCGTCCTCGTGGGTAGCGTCGACCCCATCCACCCACTGCTGCAACTCATCTCGTGCGGTCATAGTGAGATCGCCTCAGCCAGTGCCCGCAATTCCCCATCTGACACGTGCCGATGTTCAGTGCGCCCGGTAAGCCTGTCGTATTCGTCAATGAGTCTGGAGAGCAAATCGA